GATGCAATCTTTGGATGATTTTACTTTCTTGAAACGTGGTTTTCGAGATGATGGTTTTGGGCGAAAATTGGCAACAATGGACATCCAAACCATCACAGAACTAACGAATTGGACACGCACGTGTGCGGACTTGACCTTAGAACAAGCAAGTCTTATGAACTTGAATGATTCATTGTCATTCATGTATGCTTACGGCAAAAAACAATTTGACGTACATCGTGAGAAGATCAAGAGTGTTTTGGATGCGAAATATCATTCAATGCTTCACGATTACATGTACTATCACAAAATGTTTTTGTCGAAAGTATCAGAGGGACATTTTTGTCCTGACCAGCCGAGTTTTGGTTGGGCGCACGGCGATGCAAAGGGTGATACACTAGAGATATCTTCAGAGACACCGATTACGACAGCAAAAGGAGAGGATGTACGCTCTGATGAGAACAAAGGAGGAGTGGTTGTCCAATCACAGCGTGACATTGAAGTCAGTGGTTCAACGTTGGAACCGCATAGTGTTATGCGAGGATGGTTGCAACGGCAGTGCAGCGGAGATCCCGAGTGGACCTTGAAGAAGATGGTTAACCGAACCATTTGGGTTAACACTTACCAATGGACCGCAGCAATGGGAATGGGAACTAACGTTTTTACTTTGCGAATGCCGCAGGACGTTATCTTGAATTATCTGCAGTCAGCCGCATTTGAGAGATACATGCTTTGGAGAGGCTCCGTGATTATTGAGGTTATGGTGACCGGAATGCGTCAGCAGCTTGGTCGGGTAAAGGTATACAATATACCTTTCACCGACCAAACTGTCGCCGCAGTTTGGCATCAAACCAGTCCAACATCTTATTACGGACTCAATCCATTGAGTGTGGATCCGTCGTCAAATTCACCGCAACGTCTAATTGTGCCTTTCACTAATCCGAAGACTTATATTTCGATCAATGGTCCGACGGATAACGTGAATATCGATTATATCGGAACTGTTATGGCAACTGTTTTGGTGCCCTTAACAGCAGCCGCTGGTTCTTCAAATGAAGCAGATATCACAGTCACCGCCTCTTTCGGCGAAGATAGTGAATTCTGTATTCCGTTGAATTCAAGCGCTATTGGCTTTGCATACAATGAGACACATCGACAACAGCGAGAGCAAGCCGCAATTTTTGGAAGAGCG